TAGACACCCCGCTAACTTTTCGGGTGTGAGTGGACACACAGGGGTGTTTTGGCGGTAGCCGTAGCCGTCCGGACCCGGATTTGCCCGGGTTGTGGGAATGAGTTTGAGCCGAATCATGCGACGCGTAGCTACTGCTTTGAGTGTTCGCCGCCGGGTCGGTGGATCGGGTCGGCATCGCCGGCGGTCGCGCCGGTTCGGCCGCGGCTGGGTGTTGTCGAGGCTGGCGCGTTCATGGTGGAGCACTTCCGGGCGTGGAGCGCGTCGAAGCGGTTGAAGGACGGGTCGCTGTTCGTGCTCGACGAGTGGCAGGCGTTGTTCTTGGAGGACTTGTTCGCCAGGGACGCGGATGGGTTGCCCGTCTTCTCCGAGCTCTGGCTGATCGTGCCCGAAGGAAACGGGAAGACGACGTTCACGTCGCTGCTCGCGTTGTACGTGATCGAGCATACGGCGGAGGCGTGGTGTCCGATCGCGGCTTCGGCTCGCGATCAGGCGGTCGCGTTGACGTATCGGATCGCGAGTGGCTTCGTTGAGCGGAACGATTTGGCGTATGTGCTGCATCCGGGGTACCGCGAGATCCGGCACGAGGGGTCGAAGGGGACGTTGAAGATCTTCGCGTCGGACGCGGCGTCGGGTGACGGGGTTGACCCGGTGGGGTTCGCGTTGATCGAGGAGCTGCATCGGTTGCCGACGCTGGATTTGTATGAGACGTGGAGCGGGAAGCTTGAGAAGTCGGGAGCGCAACTGGTCGTCGTGTCGACTGCAGGGGAGCCGGGGAGCCCGTTTGAGGTGTTGCGGGAGAGTTTCCGGCAGGGTGATGAGGTGACGCGGGATGGTTGCTTCACCAGGTCGGTGTCGACGGGTTCGGTGATCCATGACTATGCGTTGCCGGAGGATGGTGACGTCGAGGACTTGGCGTTGGTGGCGGCTGCTAATCCGTCGCCGCGGAAGACGGTCGAGTCGATGGCGAAGAAGCGGGCGAAGAAGTCGTGGAACTTGGCGCATTGGCGCCGGTTTACGTGCAACTTGCCGACGCGTGGTGGCTTGGCGGCGATCACGGAGGCGGAGTGGTACGCGGCGGCTGTGCCGGAGAGGATCCCGGAGGGTGAGCCGATCTGGCTGGGGATGGACGTGGCGTGGAAGTGGGACACGACGGCGCTCGTCCCGTTGTATTGGGCGTCGGATGAGATGCGGTTGTTCGGGCCGGCGACGATTCTTGAGCCGCCGCGGGATGGGACTGCGCTTGCGCCGAGTCTGATCCACCAGGCGCTCATGGAGATCCACGCGCGGAACCCGATTCACACGGTCGTGATGGACCCGTCGAACGCGACGGAGCTCACGCAGTGGATCGAGGACACGATCGGCTGCATCATCGTGGAGCGCGCGCAGACGAACGCGTTCGCCGTCGCTGACTACGAGTACTTCATGGAGGGTCTTGGCGGCGGGAAGCTCCACCACACGGGCGATCCGGGCTTGACGAAGCATGTGTTGAACGGTGTCGCGCGGCTCTTGCCGGATGGGAAGATCCGGTTCGACCGGCCGAAGGATTCGCGGCGCTCGGGTGAGCAGCCGATGCATGTCGTCGACGCGTTGAGCGCGGCGGCGATGGTGCATAGCGAGGCGACGATCGCGTCTGCCCGCGCGATGCCATCAGCGGTGCTGACATGAGGTGGCCGTGGCAGCCCACTGCGGAGGAGCGCGACGCGCAGATCGCGTTCTCGGAGTGGCTCACAATGTTCTCGTGGAACGGAACGGCGTATAGCCTCGGTGGGAATATCACGCAGACATTGGGTACGCCGACTGAGGAGATCGGCGGTGACTACCAGGGCGTCGTCCAGCGCGCGTATAAGGGGAACGGGATCGTGTTCGCGTGCATGCTCCTGCGGATGAGCTTGTTCGCGGAGGCGCGGTTCCAGTTCCGCCAGATCCGCAAGGGCCGGCCCGGTGACCTGTTCGGCACTCCAGAACTTGGCGTGCTCGAGCGGCCGTGGCCGAACGCGACGACCGGCGACCTGCTGAGCCGCGTCATGCAAGACGTCGACCTGGCGGGGAACTTCTATGCGTATCGCGAGTTTGACCGGTTGTGGCGGATGCGGCCTGATTGGGTGCGCATCATCCTCGCGTCGCGGACGGTGCCGGAGGACCCGGCGTGGGCGATGGACGTAGAGGTCGCGGGGTTCGCGTACTACGCGGGTGGGTTCCAGCAGGGCGCGAGGCCATCGCGCGTGTTCTTGCCGGAGCAGGTCGCGCACGTCGCGCCGATCCCCGACCCGGCCGCGCACTTCCGCGGCATGTCGTGGCTCTCGCCGATCTTGAACGAGATCATGGCTGACGAGTCGATGACCAAGCACAAGCAGGGGTTCATGGACAAGGGCGCGACGCCGAACCTGATCATCAAGGCCGACCCGATGATCACGAAGCCGAACTACGACCTGCTCGTGAAGACGCTGCAGGCGCGGAACGCGGGCGCCGAAAACGCGTACAAGACCTTGGTACTCGCCGGCGGGTCGGATGCGACGGTAGTCGGCGCGAACTTCCGGCAGATCGACTTCAAGGCGACGCAGGGCGCGGGTGAGACGCGCATCGCCGCGGCGGCGGGGACGCCACCCGCGATCGTCGGCCTCAGCGAGGGGTTGCAGGGGTCGAGCCTGAACGCGGGGAACTACAGCGCGGCTCGCAGGCGGTTCGCGGACGCGACGATCCGCCCCTTGTGGCGGAACATGGTCGGCAGTTTCGCGACGATCATCAACGTCCCACCCGGCGCCGAGCTCTGGTACGACGACCGGGACATCCCATTCCTGCACGACGACACGCGTGACTCGGCGCAGGTGATGGTCGCGCACGCCGCGGCGATCAACACGCTGATCATGTCGGGCTTCGACCCAGACATGGTCGTCAACGCGGTGACGAGTGAGGACTACTCGCGGCTCGTCGGCAGCCACAACGGCTTGCCAAGCGTCCAGCAGCAGCCGGGATCGGGCGCGAACATCAGCACACCGCAGACCGGGTCGAGTGCTACGCCCGCATCACTCACGAATGGCAATGGAAGCAACGCTGGCCGCAGTGCGGTCGCGCTCTTAGGCCCATTCGCGGGCCACGACGAGGACGAATGAACCATGTCTCCCGGAAACCGGAAGTCCAACTCGATATCGCCCAGCGATACGCCGCTGGCGAACGCGTCGTCGATCTCGCAAAGGAATACGGCGTTTCGCGGTACACGATCGACAAGTCGGTCCGCGCAATGGGTGGAAGCCTCCGGTATCGCACCCCGCGGAAACAGTTCCAGGACTGGCGTACGGAGATTAGTGCCGATGGGTATGTGCGGTGGACGCTCTACCTGCCGCCGCATCAGCGTCGGGTGGCTTGGCGAGATGAGGAGTACATCCTCGAGCATCGCCTTGTCATGGAAGAGGCGATCGGACGCCCGCTAGATGCGTGGGAAACCGTTCATCATCGGAACGGAATCCGGGACGACAACAGGCTGGAGAATCTAGAACTTCGATGCGGACCGCATGGATCCGGCGCAACTCATTGCCCGCACTGTGGTGGCTCGTTGACCCTAGGAGGAACAGAGTGATGGACGGACAGAATCCGCCGCGCGAGAATCTATACCGGGCGCATTTCCCAAGCGGGATCGAACTCCGCGAAGATGCCAGCGGAGACGGTGGCATGCCGACCATGACCGGCCACTTCACAGTGTTCAACCAGTGGGCCGAAATCTCGAGCCGTTGGGAGGGACATTTCCTAGAGAGATTCGCCCCTGGCAGTCTGACCAAAACGTTCGCTGAGAACGGTGACAAGCTCCGCGTCATGTTTCAGCATGGGAAGGACCCGCAGATTGGCGAGAAGCTCCTCGGCGTGCCGACTGTCGTCCGCGAGGATGGTGACATAGGCGGGTACTACGAGGTGCCGCTCTTCGACACGACGTACAACCGTGACCTGCTTCCTGGGCTGAAAGCGAACGCGTATGGAGCGTCCATGCGTTTTACGAGCATGCGCGAGGAGTACAACGATAAGGCGCAGGCCTCGTCGTACAACCCGGATGGGTTGCCAGAGCGGACGATCAAGGAAGCACGGATCGCCGAGGCGGGTCCAGTGGTCTGGGCTGCATATGCTGGCGCTACGTCCGGCGTCCGCTCGATCACCGATCTGATCCACGACATCGACGCCGTCTCGCTGGCGACGCCGATCCTCCTTGATGATGAGCGACTCGGCCATGCCCGCGCCTTCATCAGCCGTGGCATCCCCCCCGAGGACGATCACCGCGCCGAGCCCGACGGCACGGATAGCTATAGTACGGACGCACCCGCAGATCATGACGCCGAGCCTGCGAAGGCTCACCTCTCAACTGCGCGCCGCGTACCCGCCACCGGCGAGCGCTGGTGGAAAAGCGTTGAGAGGAAGGTACCAACGTCATGGGAATGACTATTCCCGAGATCGACGTTCGCGTCGAAGAGGTGAAGGCGCGGCGTCAGGAGATCGACGCGGCGCACCCCGGCGAGGGCTTGCCGGAGGACGAGCGCGCAGAGTTCCGCGCGCTCGAGGACGAGGAGAAGGAACTCGGCCTTTTGCGTGAGGAGCTCGAGTACCGCACGAACAGCCTCGAACGCGACGCGGCGCAGCCGCAGCGTGGCGAGGCGACGTGGGAGGCCCCGCAGACACGTCGCCCCGGCGTCGTGACGGGCGAGGACATCTACGACCTCAGCACGATCCGCAGTACGTTCGACAACCCTGACCAGATGCGGACGGAGACGCGGGATCGTGCGCTTCGCGCGGTCGAGACGGCGGTGTTCCCGCATCCGAAGATCGGGACGACCGGCTTCACGAACCGTGAGGACTGCCAGACCCACGTCGAGCGGATCATCCACACGACGCAGGAGCAGACGCCGGGTGAGGTTGCCCGGCATATCCTGACGACGGGGAGCCCGGCGTACCGCAGGGCCTTCTGGAAGCAGAAGGTCGGCGCGCAGCTCTCCCAGGAGGAGAATCGTGCGTTGTCGCTCGCCACTCCTGGCGGCGGCTCGGCAGTCCCGTTCACGCTAGACGCGACGATCATCCCCACCAGCAACTCGGTGGTGAACCCGGCTCGCGCGTTGGCGCGGATCGAGACGATCAGCGGGTCGAACACGTGGAACGGCGTCTCGTCTGGTGCGATCACGGCGACCCGGCAGGCAGAAGCCGCGGCCGTCACCGACGCGACTCCGACGCTCGCAGCGCCAACCGCGACCGTCACGACGGCCCGCGCGTGGGTGCCGTTCTCCATTGAAGTCCAGCAGGACTGGGGAGCACTCGAATCGGAGATGTCGAAGCTCTTCTCCGACGCGAAGGACGACGATGAGGGCACCCAGTTCGTCACGGGTGCTGGCACGACCGTGTTCCCGCAGGGGTTCGTGACCGGTACCACCGCTACCAGCGCAGCCGCGACTGGCCTGACGGTGACGGCGGCGAACCTGTACGCGCTCGAAGCGGCACTCCCACCCAGGTTCCGTAACAACGAGTCGTTTGTTGCGAACCGTGGTATCTACAACGTGCTGCGCGGTATTGACACCGCCGGCGGCGCTGCGCTCTGGTTGTACATGGCGCAGGGGCTCGCTACCCAGTCCCCGACGCCGGGGAACACTGGGGCGACGCTGCTCGGTCGTGGAGCGTGGGAAGCATCGGCGATGCAGGCGACAGTCGTGAACGCGACGAAGATCATGATCGTCGGCGACTTCAGCTACTTCCTGATCGTCGACCGGATCGGCATGAACGTCGAACTCGTGCCGACGGTCTTCGGTGCCGCCCAGGGTAACTTCCCGACTGGTCAGCGCGGCTTGCTGGCCTACTGGCGGAACACGTCGAAGGTGCTGTCCGCGTCAGCGTTCGTCGCGATGACGGGTACCACCTGAGTTGAATGGGGCGGGGTGGCCATCCAGGTTTCCTGGGTGGCCGCCCGTCTCACCATGCAATAGAGGAGGAGCAGTGGCGACCAAACCTATCGGCGCGAACCAGGCGCCAGTTGTACACCAGAAGAACCCGATGACCGGTAAAGGCCAGGTTCCGAGGTTGGCACCAGAGCCGGACCTGTCACCCAGCGCGCACCCCGCAGTCCCACAGACCGGTCTCAAGCCGAGCAAACAGACCCCGGTGTGAGCCAGCAGCAGCACTACCTACCGGGACAGCAGGGCCAGCGTGGCGGGAAGCGCCTCGTGAAGACGGTCAGCGGCGCGGCGAACAACGGGTCAGGACTGATCCGCCTCACCATCAGCGCCGGGAACCCGGCCTTGTACACGGGGAACCGCGTCGTCGTCGCGAGCGTTGGCGGAACCGTCGAGGCGAACGGCGCGTGGACGGTCACCGTGATCACCCCGACGACGATCGACCTACAGGGGTCGACGTTCACGAATGCGTACACCAGCGGCGGCACCGTCACCCGCACATGAAGTGCGCTGACTGCCAACGGCTCAGCGGCGTCTGGGCGTCGAAGGATTCTAGGACGGGCCGCTGGTTCATGTGGCCGGTCGTCCGGTGTATCGAATGTTCGATCAGACAGAAGGAGCAGCAGAATGGCGCGTCCTAAGAAGGTCGAGTTCATGCAGGCGAAGGAGTCCTTCGTCACCCAGTTCCAGGGCGAACAGCTCAGCGTCACTGCGGGTGAGCGTGTCCGCGTCGGCCACCCGCTCCTCAAAGGGCGCGACGACTTGTTCGTCCCCGCCGTCCCAGGCCGGTTCGAGGCGGAGCGGGATGAGGCTGAGGAGAAGCCCGCCGTTGAGGCTGCGACGAGCGCGCCCGGTGAGAAGCGCGGCTCTAAGTGACCACGCAGACAGCGCGCGGCGTAGTGCGCTGGACGCCCGACGT